GGTCGAGATGTCAAATCCCGCTGGCGCAAAGCCTACATGGATGATGATTTCACTGAAGAGGAGCGCCATGGCGACAGTTTCAAACATACTCGTCGCGCCTTCGAAGCAGACCAACAGACCTCTGTTGATCGCTCCATGCGTTCCCTCCGAAAGGAATATCAGACTGCTCGCAGGTTTGGTGAGAAGTTTACAGCTTCAAAGTCAGCTAAGCGCGCCTTCGCGCAAGCCCCCACTGACTACCGCCACCTTGCAGAGCGATCTGCTGTCTTCATCAAGACCTCCTCTGGTGCCGAGTATCGTGGTACAGGTATCTGTGACCGTATGGTCATAGTGCCTCACCACTACTACAACGCATTCCTTGAGGAGGACTCTGTCCTCGTCATCGCCAGCGGTCACTCCGCTAATCTCCCTCTTCGTGATCTCAACCACATTCATTACCCCAATGATGATTTGTCCGTCTTCTTCCTTCCAATCCAATTCCCGATGTTCCCGAACATCGTTCCTCGCTTCATCAAGCGCCAAGACGTACCAATGATCCATACAAAGGTTACTTTGTGGCTTACATCTCTCCATTCTCCCACTCGCGAGATCATGGCCCCCACCTCCAACGCCCCGGTTTACCAAGTTTGGTCCCATCCCGACATCATGCGGAACAAGTCCTTCACTTCTCTCTGCTACCCTGTTGATATCGAAACAAACTTTGGTGACTGCGGCTCTCTCTACACTACCGATACGAAGATTCTCGGCCCTCGCTGCATCCTTGGAATTCATATTGCGGGTACAGGATCAATTGGTTATGCCAATATCCTTACCCAAGAAATGATTTATACGATGTGGGACGACTTTGAATTCGACGACGATGAAGAGCTCCCAGTTCAGGCTGTCCCTCAAGGACCTCTTAAGCCTATCTCTGAGCTCCCCATCATCGAAGTCGAGACCTCTGTCCCTAACGATACCCAAGTCCTCGTTAACTGCAATATTGATTTCGAACCTTCGTTCGCGCTGGATAATCCTCATCGTGAGGAAAATCTCGCTGCTCTCAAGAAACATGTTGAAGACTTACGAGACCCCGTCGTCCCCCCCCCAGCAATTCTGCTCGGGGTTGCTGCCAAGAATCTTCACCGAACGTGTACTACACGCCTCGTTCCGAGCAAGCTCAGTCACGAGCTTCCCTTCACCCCAAC